ACTCGTTCATTAATTATGCTATCGGCGATGTTATCAATGCTCACACCAGCGGTGCGGCTAAACCACGTGAGGTCACTGAGTTCAAGCTCGGATTGGTCCTCCAAAGCGAAACGCTCGAGGAAGAAATCGCGCATGAAAGGTACGTGGCGGAATTCGTAGGCGTAAGACAGTGACTTGCCAGCCATGTACTGGCTGGAAGTCTTCGAGTTGTCGAATACACCGCGCGCATTGAAACGCGCGATGGCTTTTCCCAAAAGTGGGACCATGCAGGGGCGGTCGCCTACCACTAGCAACCGTTTAGACAAGAAGGTGGCGTGGCAATTAAGGGCTGGAGTGCTAGCCTTAAGGACCATCTTGAACCTCGCCACACAGGCTATCCATGATGCCGTGTTGATCGGCTCACTTAGGACAGCGAGTAGGTCGTCGCCTAACACGACGGCTCTACCATTCAAGCGTTGTCTCTGACAGGACACTGCGAACATGACGATGTTGTACCACGAGTTGCGGACAGTTGTGCTGGTAGTACCAGTGGGCAGCTGCGACTCGATCACGGCACTTAAACCGAATGCGAAACTCCTGACGTGGAACTTGTCAATGGTAACCAGAAGGTTACGGAACCAGGAGGGCATGCGGATGATCTTGAGCAGAGCGTCGAATATCTTGTGGACGCGGTGTCTCTGCTCGCGGTCATTTGCGCTGTAGTCGCCTTCGGCGACATGAGCAAATGAACCATCTGTCAAATGTTCAGCAAGTGTTACATCGCTTTTCTTGTAAGCGGTCATAAAAAGGACTCCACCCAATGGGCGGTCCTGCAACAACTCAACCAACCTCTCCATCGCAACCATACAGGCGGGGCCTGTGACTGCGTTGAAGGCGTCGTTGCCGGCGTAGATCACACGCGGCGCGAAGTTGGGGTCGTTGCGCTTGAGCAGTATTTCTTGCTTGACGCTCAAGTCTTTTTGCCCCAGGTAAGTGGGGGTGCAGTCGGGTATTGAATCGTAGGCGGCCCTCATACGGGCCTGCTTGTGTGGATCGAACTTGTTTATCCATCGTTCACGATCTGCTTCATTGTCATCCCACTCATCAAAGTGTGGAGGGGATGTGGACGCGATGAGGGTCATTGCCTCTTTGAATACGTCGTCCTCTATGTCGTCGTTCGCTCTGAAGTTGCAGCGTTTGTTGAAAGCGGCCATAAATGACTCGTAATCATTGCCAGTCGCCACTGGCACTTGCTCTTCAAAGAGTGGCCCACATTGATTGAGTGGGTCAGACATAGGCCGGTATCTCTTCGGGGCGAAATCGTTGAACTCATGCTTCACGACGATTTCATACTCTCGGTGCGTAGATACTTTAAGATGCC